TATAAACAGTTAAGAATACTTAAGTATAATCTTAAACAATCACTATATATAGAGCAGAATGAAGAGATCAGAAAAAGATTAATTAATAGGATCTGGGATATAGAGGATCATATAGGTGGATATAACTATAAATGTTATATAACACATTGATATATATATACTTATGTAGCTAACATAAGGTTTATTATAGGAAGCATACACATAACTATAGCGTTCATTGATTGAACAAGAACGAGCCGGTGAGATCCCCCCGCCGTAGCCTAAAGACATTGGGGTTGATGTTAGTTAAGGTACCCCCTAATTTTTCTGAACCATAATTTTTAAGTTAGGTTTAATATGATAGAAGATATAAATAAGAAATGTTTAGGTTGTGTTAAGAAGTGTAAACAATTTAAGTTTATGAAGATTATAGTTTGTCCGAATTGTCAAAGTTTGGCAAACTAAGATAATGGTGTTTTTCCCTGTGTGGGAATTGGTGAATTTGACCGTAGTTGCATTTGTTTTAATGTTATCGTGATATGGGTTGTTTTAACTTAAAAACGCAGTGTTGGTCAATTAAACGCAAAAAAGGTTACTTTAGAATAGAGGAAAGCAACAAGAATTTAAAGACCGTGTTACATACAAGGTCTAAGAGACGCTGACGTTGGTAGCGAAGATCGGGCGATAATACTGAAAAACTACCAAATTTTATCTGCTTAGCAGAAGGAGTATTAAATGATTGAGAATGATAGACAAGCATTTAAAGACTGGTCGGATATAGCGAAGGACGGTATCAAGTCAGTTGGGGATTTAGAAGAAGCTCGTAGAATGGCGCATACCCATGTTAAAGAACACGACACCAGAAATGCCCCTCGGGTAAAAGAAGCTAAGCGTCGGATGGAAATAGAAGCGTTTGAAGATCGTGCTACTGGATTCAAACATAAAGTAATGAATGCGTTTGATGCTCGGATTAATGAGTTGTCCGATAAGACCGAAGTACCCATGCCGGTGCTTCTTAACACAATGGTTAAGATGTTGCCTCGGCAAGTAGAAGGAAGTATAAACCACAACTTCACCTTCGCCGATATGGTAGCCAAGTGTTCAATCGAGTTAGAGAAACTCGAAACTATTGACGTTGAGTCAAAGGAGTTAGATGAGCAAGAATCAGGCACAACTGATACAGATTTATAAGAACGATCCAATCAAGTTCTTTGTTGACGTCTTAGATGTTAAACAAGAATATGTTTGGGATAAAATGGTCGAGATTGCTGAGTCGGTTAAGAATAACCAATTTACCGCAGTCAAAGCCGGTAACTCTTTATCGAAATCTTTTACTGTTGCTCGGATTGCACTCTGGTTTCTTTATACTCACTATCCTTGCACGGTGGTTACAACAGCTCCTTCTCAGACGCAGGTTGAAGAAATCATCTGGCGTGAGATTGCTTCGGCTCATGGGTTGGCGAAGGTTCCTTTAGGTGGAACAGTTTTAAAAACACATTTGGATTTACAGCGGGATAATAAAACCAAGAAATGGTTTGCAACTGGATTTGCTACCCGCCCCGATACAGTCACCTTACAGGCAACTCGTGTACAAGGTTTCCATAACGAGAATGTCTTAATTATAATGGACGAAGCCGCTGGTATCCCTACGGAAATATGGGATGCGGTTAACAAGTTATTAACAACTCCAAGACAGAAGTTGATAGCCATTGGTAACCCGACAGTTCCAACTGGCGACTTCGTTAATTGCTTTAAGAATAAGAACTTCAATAAGATTACAGTTAGTGTTTTAGATTCGCCGAATTACAAAGCAGGTAAAGAGATTATCCCTGGTCTTAGCGGCAGGGAGTTTGTCGAGCAGGTTATTGAGCGGTACGGTGCGGATTCTAATTATTACAAAGCAATGGTTTTGGGTGAGATTCCGTCGGAAGATGTCGATGCTCTTATTCCGATTGCTTGGATTGAAAAAGCCGAAGGTGCGGTTGTTAAGTACCCGTTTGGGTATGTAAAGAAGTTTATTGTTTGGGACGTAGCCGACGGCGGTGACGATCTTCATGTTATAAAGGCGTTTGAAAACACTACCGAGATTGATTCTGTTGAGTTAAGAAGTAAGACGATTGAAGAAGCTGAGCCGTATGTGTGGAGGTTGTTAAGGAAGACCGGAAGTAATGCGATTGTTGTAGATTGTGATGGGGTTGGAAGGGTTGCTTATTCTTTATTAGAGCAGTCTAAAGATAAAAAGACTTTTATTATTCCGTTTGAAGGTTCGAGTAATCTTGTTAATGAGCCACAAGTTTTTAAGAACCGTCGGCACGAAGCACATTGGAAGATGCGGGAAATGTTTGAGAAGGGAATGATTTCGATTTCGTCTATTCCCGAGCAGCGTGAAGAATTAGCGTCAATTAAATTAGCACCTGATAGGAACGGATTCGTTGCGGTTGAGAAGAAAGAATATTTAAAGAAGCGAATCGGCAGATCCCCCGACCGAGGCGATACGATAATGATGATGTGTGGGACTTTACATGAGATTCCAATTCTCCATAAGGTGAATAGCCGATATAAGATTTTCGATAAATTATTTAACAAAGAATATGAGTTTACACCACAAACTGTCTGAGGGATAAATGGCTAGCGACTTAATTAAAAAGATTTATAAAGACCTTCAATACTCGTCACGCAAGATTCATAAGTTGCATAAACAGATTGAAGACGACTTTAATTTTGAACAGGGTAAGCAGTGGAAAGATGATGATATTGAAACGTTGCGGGTTGCTGGCGTAAAGGCTCTGACTATAAACAAACTAAAGCCAATTATAAAATTAATCACAGGGTTAGAACGCCAGTCTCGCAGTGATTTTGTTGCTCTCCCCGAAGGTGAAGAAGATGATATAGCGTCTAATATCGTTACTCGTTTACTTAAGAACGTGGTTAAGACTTCGAGTGTTGAGATTAAGTTATCCGAGCAGTTTAAGCACGGTGCTATCGGCGGTCTTTGTTTTCTTGAACCTTATATTGATTATTCCTACGACATAATTAACGGCATAATGAAGTTTAAAAAAGTCTCTCCTCTCGATGTTTATTTCGACCCAGACTTCCAAGAATACGATATGTCAGATTCAAAGTTCATGGTTAAGATTACCCGTGACCTTAGTGAGTCTGAAATTAAGATTTTGTTTCCAAAAAAATCTGACCAGAAAAAGATTTTTGATTCTGGATTCACTAAAGTAGACTTTGATTCCCTCGCTAACATTGACGATATTGCCCAAGTTTTAGATTATCCCTCTGCTAACTTAATGGAAAATAAGTTAGATAATGATATTGAGAAGAAATACGATTTACTCGATTACTATTACCAAGATGTACACGATTATTATTATGTTGTTGTACAGGAAAAGGGTTTAGTTAAACAGTTTGAAGATAAAGACGAGGCAGAACAGGTTGCTCAGAAGATTGGTGGCGTAGTCGCACAGAAAACTTGCCCTGTCATCCGTCATGCTCAGTGTATTGGCAGTATTGAGTTATACGACGACATTTGTTGGTGTCAGCCGAAGTGGAAGGGTTATCCTTTACTTCCTTACTTTGCGGAACTTATTACCGAAAAGTTAGATTCTTTCGATCTCCGTATCCAAGGCGTTGTTCGGTCTGTTAAAGATTTACAAGAAGAGTTCAATAAACGCCGAACACAAGAACTCCGACATCTAAACGCTTCTGTAAACAGCGGGGATTTTGTTCCTAAAGGCAGTCTTGATGAAGACAATATGCAGAAGCTGAAGAAGTTCGGGTCATCTCCTGGTGTTGTTATCGAGTTTGATTCAAATAAAGGGTTACCAGAACGAGTATTCCCTGCACCTTTATCTCAAGGACACAAGCAATTAGCCGAAGAGAACGCCCAAGACTTAAAAGAAGCGTCAGGAGTAAACCCTGATTTACTCGCTAACGATTCTCAGAGCCAATCTGGACGTGCTATTCTCTTAAAGCAACGTCAGGGGCTTGTGATGGTGCAGGAAATGCTCGATAATTTCGGAGAGACTAAGAAAATGTGTGGGAAGTTTATCTTATCTCAGATTTCTGAGTTATTCACCATCGAGTCTGCACTTAAAGTCTTAGGTGATGCGTTTATTGCTGATAATTTTACTGTTCCCGTCAACATTATATTAGAACGAGGATTACAAAAAGTCCAAGATGGTAAAGAACAAGAGTTGACCGAGTTAGAACGTGCGACAATGTTGCAATACCCAGAGATGGCAAGTAACCAACCGATTGTTGATGAGATGAATAACCTCGTAACTGCAATTGATTTAGATTCAGCCATTATGTTAATCAATAACATACTTACAAGCGAAGACTTGGCTCGTTACGATATTGCGATTGGTGAAGGGCCGTACCAAGATACCATTAGATTATCTAACTTTATGGACTTGAAAGACTTAGCAAGCCAAGGTGTGATGATTCCTCCGCAGATTTTAATTGAACAATCCATGTTACCTGCGGGTGAAAAGAAAAAGATTGTGAAACAGATGGAACAAATGATGATGGCTCAACAGGCCCCAGCGAAACAACAACCTTCTCGAGGAGAAAAACAATAATGGCAGACTATTCTACGAACTGTGATTGGTTACGAGAAAGATATAAATTAGCAATGACCGATTCTATCGAGCATTTTATTGATAAAGTAGTTACTGAACTTAAATCACTTGAAGTGAAACCTAATCTCGAAGGAGAACCACAATGTCAGACGACAAGCAAACCATCGAAATCGAAGAATCCGAAGTTGAGAGTCAACCTGTCGAAATAACAGAAGAAAATACTTCTCGACAAGAATTTGAACTTGCTAAAAAACACGGATTGGTTAAAGAGTCAAAAGAGGAGACCAAAGATGAACTCAAAGTCGAGCCCGTCGTTAAGACCGACGATAATCAATACAAAAAAGAAGAAGTAAAAGACGAGTTACCTACATTTGAGCAGGTCGAAGAAAAAGAAGATTTAGTCAACAAATTCAATAAGAACGAAAAGGTTCTTTATTGGAAATGGAAGACAGATAAACAAAAACGTCAGTCGGTTCAGAAAGAGAAGGAAGATTTACAGTCGGATTACGAACATGATAAATTGAAGTTTGGCGTTTATAAAGCAAGACAAGAGAA